TCTTAGAACAAATCTTGGCAGGGCTGCAACAGAAGTTTACTGGGGTGGACACTGCTATCTTAACCCGAATTGCCACTAAGAAGGCAGAGGGTGTAACGGACGAGACAAAGGTAAACTCCATTGTTGAGGGTATCAGCTTCTCGGACGTGCTAAATTCCTATGGTGATTTCCGTGTCGGGGATGCTTCCAAGACCGCAGTTTCCAACTACGAGAAGAAACATAACCTTAAAGACGGTAAGCCAATCGAGACTACCACAACCATCAAAACGGAAGAGAATAAAGACGATGTGCCTGCATGGGCGCAAGCTTTAATTGATTCCAACAAGAGCCTTTCTGACAAGCTAACACAGTTTGAAACGGAGAAGGCTCAAGCAACACGTAGCCAGCAGATTTTGGCAAAAGCAAAGGAGTATGGTATTCCCGAAAACTACGCCAAACGATGCGCCATCAAGGATGATGAGGACTTGGACGTTTATTTCAAGGACTTGAAACAGGAGTTCGCGAATGACGGCTTCAAAGGCGTGACCCCTCCCGAATCAGCAGAGCAGAAGATGGAGAAAGAGAGTGAATCTCTCGCCAAGATGATTGACGAAGGGACAAAAACTATTGTTGAACAAAGCAAAATTTAATTATGTCAGCAGGATTTAAGTACGATTTGGTTCCACCTGTTGAGCAAGAGGAACGCTACGATGTCCAGACCGGTATTCGTAGACGTGGCCCGTTCAAACTCGACACGCAGAACCTGGTAGTGGGAAGTTTTCTTCCCGGATTTACACCGATTTGTGCGGACTTGAAAAATAAGTTCGCATACACGGTAATCAATGTGAGAGTAGTAGAAGCCTATACCACTGGTGGAGAGGCTTTGTCTATCAAAGTAGCCAAGAACTCTTTGGCTTATGTGGGTATGTTTGTCGGAAGCGGCAAGAAAGGTGCAGAAGTAACGGCAATTGATAAATCTAATGTCGGTTATGATGTATTGACTATCAAGGCTGCTTTTGGTGAGAATATCGCCAAAGATGCCGTATTATTCAATGCGGTTGCAGTTGATGGTTTAAAACAAAAGCATGTAGCTAATTCGGCTCTGTTTAACCGTACAAAGGTTGAGGACGGAGTCACATTGGTTTCATTGCTTCGTACAGCCGCAGAAATTGAACCCTCAAAATTGGTTATGCCGTTCTCCGAGAACGATAAAGCCAACATGAAGGGATGGTTTGAATTTAACGAGTAAGGAGGTAGGATATGTTTTTAACGATTCAAACATTATTCGATGATGCGAACATTGTTTCCGCTATCATCAGACGTGTGAACCAGACACGCAAGGACACAATCTATTGGCAGCAGTATCTTACTTTCCGCAGAGTGACTACTCGTGTGTTCAAGGATTATATCGGTTCTGTAACCGGAGTTATGGCCGGCTCTATCAATTCACGTTTTGGAGAGAAACCCATCCGTGAGCGTCGGAACATCGGTTCCGGATATGGTGAGATTGCCTATTTGGGTGATGCTTATCAGATGTCTATTGACCGTCTTTCCGAATTGCAGGATTTGATTGACAAGTTCAATGCAGCTAAGCCAGCCGACCAAAAGGCTGCAATGGAAGAGATTGTAAACTTCCTGGCAGACGACTACCGTCAGATTACCCTTGCCGCCCACAAGCGTATGGATATTATTGTCGGTGCGCTGTTGATGCTTGGTGAAGCCACCGTTTACAACAAAGATGCCGCAATCACTTCCGGTCAGACCAATAATAAACTGCTGGAGATTGCCCTTCCGTTCAACTTTATCAAGCCGAAAAGTGGAGATGTGGTTGTGGACGGAAAGAATATGCTTATCTCTTATTTGAGAGAGAAACTTCATTCTTTAGCTCCGGATTTTGGTGTTTATGCCAAGATGATAATGACCCGTGCATCTTTCAACAAGCTTATTCTTGGTTCATCTGAATTTGGTGAGCAGTACAAGATGATTCTCGGCAGCAACGAAATGAAGTTGAGTACGGGATTGGTTTCCTCTTCTTTGGCTTCCGAAGTGTTCACCGGCATCGGTTTGCCGCATATTGAAATCAAGGAGGACTACGTAAAAGACCAGACGGGAAAGAATGTGCAGATTTACGCGGATAACCGCATTACTCTGTTGCCTTCTGACAACATTGGTTATATGCGCCATCATACCCCGTATGAAGCGACAGACCCAGTACAAGGACGTACTTATATCCCGTCAGAGGGGCAGATGCTTATCTCCAACTACCGTGATAAGAACGGTCGCTACATGGAATATACGGCAGAGTGGATTCCGCAGATTTCCAACCCGGACTTGATTACCAATTTCGACCTGAGCGAAATTGCATCCATCCAATCAGCATAAGGAGGTAGGATATGAAAGTAAAGGTTATATCTGTTTTCCGCGACAAATTCACCGGTAAGTATTACAGTCCGGGTGAAGTGATTGAAGTTGCTGAAGAATCCCGTGTGTTGGATATGGAGAGCCGTAAACTCGCTGAACGGGTTGAGGTGAAAGCTCCCGAAGTGAAAGCCCCTGAAGAAAAGAAGGAGGTGAAAATCTCCCTCTTTGAAAAGGAGTTTGAGAAGAAGGCTTTGATTGATGCTTTGAAGTCTATCGGTGCGCAAGCTTCCGGCAATATGAAAGAAGAAACTCTTTTGGCTAAGGTCTCAGAACTGGATGAAGAATCAACTGCCAAGCTGAAAGAAGCATTAGGTATCGAGTAAGGATAGGGTAGTGTTTCTACCCTTCCATTGTCTAATTTTATAAACCAGAAAAGAAATGAAGAATTTTATTTTTGCCATGTGTGGCTTTTTGATGATGTCTTTGGTCTCGTTGGACGTGCAGGCATCAAGTGTGGAATCTCCCAAGTGTGAGTATGTGAATCCATCTGTTGATGTTGGTCTGCCGGATATTCAGTTTATCACTTTGGAAACGGCTCCGGCTGATTGTGTTGTACTGACCATGACGCATCCCATGTTTTTGGTTGCAAATAACCCGGCTATGATGTGTTCGATAAAAGAGGGAATGGCTATTCAAGGGGTACGAATTAATGTTCCCAAATGTCCGTTCAGATACATCTATAAATCTAAACATTGTACGCATTATAGCTATACCGCATATAGTAAACTGATTACACCATATTGAATGATATCAGCCATGAGTAACAAGGAGTTTGTATTAAGCGTATTTGATAAGAACACCCCGTCTAATCTTGTAGTTGAAAATATACTTTCAAGAACGGGATTGGATGGTGAAGAACCTTTTGCCGAGGAAAATCGGGCAAAATTAGAGGTCGCTTGTGCAAAGCAAATTCCGTGGATGATACAAAATCCATCTTCGGTCAGCGAAAGCGGATTTTCTGTGTCTTGGTCTAATTATGTTGATAGCCTAATGAAATTGTACTCATGGCTGTGCAAACAGTATGGTTTGAAAGACGAACTGAGTAACAAACCTAAAGTGACTTTCTTATGATATTCGCTTCCCACATATTGCAGGTTAAGGTTATCACCCCGATGGATAAGGATGAGTTCGGAAGACCTATTCCCGGTACCGGTGGTGAAAGCTGGAAGGAGGTGTGCAAATGCCGTTGTGATGATGTAAGTGCGGAAAAGAAAGTATCTATCAATGGTGCTTTGTATGATTTCAAGTACAAGGTAGTCTTTGACAAGCCGTCAAAGGTTGAAGCAGGTGCAGAGGTTCGTTGTTTGAATGCCGATGGAAGCATAAGAGGTGAAGGAGTTGCTAAAAGCCCTTTGGAAACAAACTATTTTTCCTATAGAGTAATATGGTTGGAATAGATGCAGACTTTTCGGATGTTGACCAGTTCTTTGAGGACGGAACAAGCGAAGTCGTTGCTGGCATGAAAGAAGAGGGAGAGGCATTTGTTGAAGATGCAAAAGCTACCGGAAACTATCAAGACCACACAAAACATTTGAGAGAATCGAATGATTATGAGGTTAATGAAGATGGCTTAATTCTGAAAAACGAAGCTGATTATGCTTCATTCGTGGAATCCAAAGGATTTGAAGTTGCAGGAAGTGCAGCGATAAGGACAGAAAAAAGATTGAAAGATAGATTTGAACGATGATAGTAACCACCGACATAGGAAACATCCTCTACCGGGACTGCAAGATTTTCGGAATAGACATAGTACCAGCAGGAGAAACGCTGACGGGTGAATTGAAGTCCGAAAGGATTGTCATCCACACGAAGAAACAACAGCCGGGAACTTATTGGAAGAAATCTTTCGCAGAAGTGAATCTATGTGTACCCAATTTAAGCGAGAATGAAGCGAACACAATCCGGCTTAACGAACTTGAAAGAAAGGCTGGCAAGCTGTTTGATGATGTAGTAAGCACCTATGATGGTATGACATATCGTTACTCTATTGATTCTATCGGTACAGAAGCGGACACAGCTTTGAAGTGTCATTATGTGAATGTGAGAATTTTGTTTAATGTATTAAATGTAAAATGATATGATTACAGCAGTAGAAATTGACGAACTGTATTATGCAGAACCGATTAAAACGGTTACTACTCCAGCTGCCGGATTAACAGGCGCAGAAGTAGCCACCATCTTGAAAAACGCAGCAACGAAGCGGGTCAAGAATGTGCATGGTGACACGTATCAATACGAAGAAGCAGAGGCAAGTGTAACTCGTTACAAAAACGCTTTGACTGGTGAGTACTACCGGGAAACGTCTGAACCGGGTGAGGTGAAAATCAACTTCACCATTGGTGAGTATGATTATGCTACAAAGGCTGATTTACAAGGTGGTAAAGCCACAGAAAAGAATTGGGAAAGAGGCAAGTATAAGCCTATTCATAAATGTGTGATTGGTAAAACCAAAGACGGAGTTTATGTTGTGTTTCCGAAAGCGGCTATCAATGCCCGTGGCTCTAATACCGATAAGGCTGTCGGATTGGCTGTTTCGGCCGTTCCCCTTTCCACAGGTGTAGATGGATTGGCTTCCGAAAAGTGGTTTGACGAATCGGAAGTTGTAGTGCCGGAAGGTTGATAATTTTTCAGTAAAAGGATTGTTTTCAGATGGCGGTGGGTGGTTGCTCACCGCCTTTTTAATTTAATGTTATGAATAATCAAGCAGCAAAAACGGTTTCTGATGCCCTATTAGGGCTGGATTTTAAAAATGTAGGGATAGGTGGAATCGTTTATACCATCAAACCTCCTACAATTAAAATTATCTGTCGTGCCATTCATCATTTTTCCAATATCGCCCTGCGAGGAGATAATATCATGGAGGCTATTAAAGAGCTTCCTGAAGCTACTGAAGATATGCTGAAAGGTATTTCATGTTTCATCTGCGGGAATGATAGTTTGGTCAAAGAATTGGAGAACGGCACTTTTGAAGAAGTCAAAGATGCCTTGGAAGTCTGTTTCTCTATGATGGATATTTCGGCTTTTCAGTGTGTCAGCTCGATGAGGAACGTGTCGATGCTGGCAGCAAGACCGAAACAGTAGGAAACGCAACGTTCTTCGGGCAGATAGCCCATTTGATTGACACGCTTCATCTGAGTTATACAGAAGTGTTTGAGGTTATCCCTTATCGGAATTTGCTGATGATGCAACGGGATAAATTACACGCAGTATATGGTGGTCAAAAAGTGAATAGAATCAGTGGTAAGGAATTGGCTAATCGTAGGAAAAAGAAATAGATATGGCGAAATTATATTTTAAGGTAGGTAGTGACTGGGAAGAGGTTGTAAGGCTCCGTAATGAAATTGCGAAGTTAAAACAAGAGTTAATGAGCATGGATGGCACGCAGTCTCCTGCTGCTTTCAAGGCTTTAAATGTTCAACTTGCTGCATCTAATCAAAGGTTGGATGAGTTGGTAACTAATGCCGCTAAAGCTGGAGCAGAGATGGAAACGGGATTCAAAAAAGGTATATACGATGGCGAAAAAGCTGTCAATTCCTTATCCGAAGAGATCATTAAACAAAAAGACATCATACGTGAGACACAGAATGATGTTTCAATGCTTACAGAACAATATAAGAAATTAGGAAAGTACGACCCTAAAAGACAATCTTTATCAGATGAATTAAACCGTGCAAAGGCAGCATTAGGAGAACAAAAGTATGCTCTTGGTGAATTACAATCACAACAAGCTCTTGCAAGATTATCTACCAAAGCTCTAAAGGATGAATACGCTTTGTTCAAGGATGAAAGCAAGGCTGTTGTTACCGTTAATGAAGGTGTAGGAGTCTCATTCAAGAAGACACTTGCTGCTATTGGTGGAATCGCAATGTTGAAACAAGTTGCTTCAAATGTAGTATCAACAGCTGGAATGTTTCAAAAGTATGAATCTGTATTAACTAATGCTCTGAATGGTAGTTCCGAAAAAGCAAAAGCATATCTATCTGACATAAATAGCTTTGCCGCAAAAACAAACTTCCAACTTGATGAACTGACGGATGATTTTATAAAATTCGTCAATCGTGGTGTCACTCCTTCGATGGATGCCATGAAAAAAATGGGAGATTTTACCAATACAGTAGCAAAACCTTTCGACCAGCTAACAGAGGCGATACTTGATATAAATAATCCAGAGCGTTGGAAAGAGTTCGGTGTTCGTGTTCAAACAGAAGGGAATAAAGTTAAGCTTTCGTTCCGTGATATGACAGTTGAATGTGACCGAACAGTTGAATCTGTAATGAAAGCCGTTGAACAATTTGGCTCAATGAAAGGCGTTGAAGGTTCTACGGAAGCTATTGCAAAGACTATTGAGGGACAAATGTCTAATTTGGAAGATACGATAACAACGGCTTTGGCTGAAATAGGACTTGCTAATCAAGATTTGATTTCAGGAAGTATATCTGCTGTCGATACTATCGTTAAGAACTATGACATTATAGGTAAGAGTGTATTGGCTCTTATCGAAATTTATGGTGTTTATCGAGCTGGGTTACTGATAAATACTATTGTTGAACAAGGTTCTGTAAAGTCTATATGGGCGAAGATTACAGCAACTAAAGCTGCTACTGTTGCTCAAGTTGCATATAACAAGGTTCTCGCAATGAATCCCTATGTAGCAGTGGGAATGGCTGTTGTTTCACTCGGTGTTGCTGTATATACATTGGCAGAGCATACAACTTATGCTGAAAAGACGGCTCGTTCTGCTGCTGAGTCAATGGAGAAAATGAAAAATGCTTCTGAAAATCTGAAAAATAAGATAAATGAATTACTTAGCGTAATCAGAGATGAAACATCTACTCAATACCAAAAAGCCGATGCTTATTTAAAACTTCAGAGAATATTGCCGGAAGTTTTTAAAAATATGGATATTGAGAAGATTAAATTAATGGATCAGCTTTCTTTGTTAAAACAAATCAATAAAGCGGCTGATAGAAGAGAGATTGTTGGGGCTAAAACAGGCGTTGTATTGGCTCAAAAAGAAGTTGATAAAATTAATGCATTAATTGCTGCGGATTCTAAAAGAGGTACATATTCAGGACAATATGAGATTCAATTATCTGATGCTAAATCCAAACTTGAAGCCGCTAAAAAAGTGGTAGCTGACATTGAAAAGATACGAACAGAGGCTAATAAGCAAAAAGGAAAAGATGATAAAAAAGTTGTTATTAAAAATAAGGAGTTTTGGACTAACCGGAAGAAAGAAGCCGAAACCGCTTTAAACTCCATTGCATCTTCTCAAAAGAAATTGTTGGATGCAGGAAAATTCAAAGGCATAGATGACGCTGTTGTAAATAGTTACAAGGATAATGTCAGAAAGCTAAAAGAAGCCGAAAAAGAACTGAAAGTTTACGATTCGTTTTCCAAGCAAGGAAGCCAAGCTCAAAAAGAAGCAGCCAAACAACTCAAACAGCAAGAACAACTTGCCGAACAACTTCTTTCCATTCGTCGGAAAAACCAGCAGGATGAAATCAACCTCATGGAGGATGGTACTGAGAAGAAGCTGGCTCAGATTGACTTAGACTATCAGAAAGAACTCGATGCGATAGACAAGCAGCGCAAAGAGTGGGAAAAGGCCCAAAATGGAAAACTGACCGATGAGCAGGAATCTGATTTGTCCGCTTGGGAAGAAAACGCTTACAAGTCATACGGGAAAGGGGTTAAAGATGCCAGTAAAGAGAAGTTGGAATCCGAACGTAAAGCATGGCAGGAATACTTCATTGAGTACGGAAACTATCAGGAGAAGCGCAAGAACCTTGTACAGAAATACAATGACGAGATAGCCAAACTGCAAACCGACAGCCCGGAGTACGCTTCCAAGGTAGCCCAAAAGAACAAGGCTCTTGAACAGCTTGATGAACAGTTCGGTCACTCCACAAAGGCGATGGCAGACCTCTTTGAAGATGCCAGCAATAAGTCCGTTTCCGCTATTCAGTCCATCATTGATAAGTATGAAACACTTGTCAAGTACATGTCTGGTACAAAGGAAAGTGACGGAACGAATGTTACACTTGACGAATTGAAAGCGCTCGGATTCACTGATAAGGACATTGAAAAGATAGAAAAGGGTGAAATCTCCATAAAGGACGTAACAGATGCAATCAGAGGGCTAAAGGATGAGCTGAAAGGCAAATCACCGTGGCAGGCTTTCGTCTCTGACTTGGAGAAAGGGATAGAAGCCATAAAAAAGGGTGGCAACGATTCCAAGAAAATCGGTCAAGGAATCACCGATATAGGAAATACTGTGACGTCTTTTGCCCCTGCATTGAATGAGTTTGGCTCAAGTATCGCCGACATATTCGGATTTGACGACAGTAAGATAACAAGTGCCATTGATGCGCTTGGCGGCTTAGGACAAACGGCATCCGGGGTCGGGCAAATCATGTCGGGTGATATTGTCGGAGGCGCAATGAGTGCGGTTTCTGGAATTTCCTCTGTAGTGTCCGCATTGGACGGGATGTTCGGTGCCGATTATTCCCACTATAACGAGATGGTTGAGGAGTACACCAGGCTCAATGAGATATGGGATGAACTGATAGACAAGAAGCAGGAATACATCAGCATTTCCTACGGCATGGAGGCAGACAAGGTAGGAGAAGAGGCGCTTGGCCTTGTTGAAAAGCAAATTGAGGCATATCGCCTACTGGGAAAAGAACGTCTTAATTCCGGTGCATCCGCAGGTTCCCATTCCATTGGCAAGCGGATGGCAAAGAACACCTCGTCAAGCGACTGGCAGGACATTGCCGACGCACTCGACATGTCAGTCAATGCCGCCAAAGAGTTTGTCGGGACCGGAAGAATGACCGGACTGTTTGACCTCACTGTTGAGCAATTGGAGAAACTTAAATCCGAAGCTCCTGCCTTCTGGGCGAAGATGGACGGTGACGTGCAAGAATATTTGAACGGCATTATAGATGGAGAGGAAAGGATTGAGGATATTCAGAACCAGATTAGTGAACAACTGACACAGACAACGTTCGATAGCGTTTTCGACAGTTTTGTGGATACCCTCATGGATATGGGCAGTTCCGCGAAAGACTTTTCTGACAGTTTCAGCGGATATATGCAGCGTGCCGTGCTTACCACAATGGTAGGCAACAAATTTACCGAGGACCTTCAAACGTGGTACGATGCCTTTGCCCAGGCCAATAAAGACCAAGGAGGCATTACGAAGGAGGAGATGGAGGCTCTTCGGAAGCAGTATGACGCAATTGCCGGTTCCGCACTTGCCGAACGTGACAAGCTTGCGGAAATTTTCGGATGGACCAAAGAGGATACCGACAGTAGCACGGATAACTATGAGGATTTCATCGGTAGTATGCAGAGTTCTCTTACTTCCCTTGATGTGACGGCCAAGGATGTTTCTGATAATATCTATGATTACTTCCGTCAGGCAATGATTAACGCTCTGTATGAAAAGGAGTACAAGAGCAAGATGGAAGAGTTGTACAAGACCTTTGAAGGGCTTTCCAAAGACGGATTGTCCGAGAGTGACATGGTACAACTCGGCTCTCGGATTGACCAATACATTGAGCAGATGATGAAGGGCGTAGAGGACGTTAATAGTTTGTTTGCTGACAAGCTGAAGAACGCCGAAGACTTGCAGTCGTTTGTTGATAGCGTCAAGTCTGCCATGTCCTCCGTCGAAGCCACTGCCGAGGATGTGACAGATAACATCTTTGAGTACATCCGTCAGCAGATGGTTGATAAGATGTTCACCGATAGCTTCCAACCGCAGATAGAGGAGTTATACAAGAAGGTTCAGGAAGCCATGTCTGACGGTGACATAACCGGCACTGAAAAGGATGCGTTAAGAAACGAAGCGGAGAAGTTGGCTAACGACATTACGGCCGCTAAGGATATTCTGAGTGATACTCTTGGCATTACTGAGAGCAACCTAAAGAAAGAACTTGAGGAGGAATTCAAATCATTCTCCGATGGAATATTAAGTTCCTTGTATGATACGGAAGTTACTGCTGAGACTGTTGCCAAGAATATCTCCGATTCCATGCGGAAAGAGCTTATTGAGGCAATGTACCTTGAACAGTACGAACCGCGTATCAAGGCCATCTGGGAAAAATGGAAGGAATACTCAGAGGATGGACTTGTAACCGATGAAGAGCGTACAAACATCAAGAATGACATTGACGGGTTGAGCAAGGAGGTCGCCGATGCTGCCGGGGAAATCAGTGACGCGTGGAAAGACTCTGGAGAGGAGGTAAGGAAAGCGTTCAACTCTTTCTCCGACAGTATCAAGAGTGTGCTCTATGACGCAGAAGCTACCGCCGAGGACATAGCCGACAATATCTATCAATATATGCGCAATGCCTTGGTGGATTCCATGTTTACTGCCCAGCTCCAGCCTCAGATTCAGGCCTGGTATGACAAATATACCGAATTTATGAAAGACGGTGCCATTGATACGGCCGAGCGCAAGACTCTGGACGAGATGATAGCCGAAATTCAGAAAGCCGGTGTCGACATTGTGGATGCGGCTAACAAGCTTTTCCCCACTCTTGATACGGGAGCCATCAACCGTGCGGAAGAAGCCGCCCAGGAAGCGGAGAACGCCCGTAATGAAGCTGAGCAGGAATGGGAGTCGTTCTCTGATGGTATTCTGAATTCCTTGTACGATATAGAGGCCACAGCGGAGGATATTTCCGATGACATGAGCGAATACATGCGCAAGGCTTTGATTAAGGCCATGTATGTGGAGAACTTCAAACCGCAGATGCAGAAGTGGTACAATGAGTGGAAAAAGGCCATGGGAGATGACGACCTGACTTCCGAAGAAAAGCAGCTCCTCGACTCCATGAAACAGACGATGGTTGACGACATGAAGAAAGAAGTTGATGCCATCAACCAGTTCTTTGGAACCATGTTTTTACAGCAGGCGAGTAGCAAGGGTTTTGAAGCCATGTCACAAGATACCGGCGAAGAACTTAACGGACGTTTTACAGCTTTGCAGGTTGCCGGGGAAGAAATAAAGAACCAGTCCATTCAACAGACCGGTTTACTTTCATCCATCAATGGCAAACTTTCATTGCTCAATCTTAGAAGTGGGGATGTCCCAGCTTTGTTATCTGGAACTCCTAATTTCGCAGATAGAGCCAAAGAGACAATAGCGAGCGGCTATCAGTCGCAGGTACATATTGTTTTCCCGACAGAGGACATAAAGGCATTGACCGATAAAGTCTCCAATATGGAAAGAATCGTAGATGAAATGAGAACATTCCAAGTAGAAGGTAACATGGACCGTAGAGATATACTTGAAAACTCTGTTATTCTTGCCAAGAATAGTCCGCGAATACTCGATAATACAAATGATATCAAGCAGGATATAAAGAATCTATAATAGTTATGGCAGAATTAATAATAAACGGAAGAGAAGCCCTAAAAGAGTGGGGTGTTAGAATGGGAGATAACTTTCTTGATGTACTGGGAGCACCGGTACCTCTGAAAGAGTTTATAGAGAATAAATCACGCTTGGAACATGGGAAACAAGTTCTTATGGATAACCCCAAGCTTGATGAGCGTGAGTTAACTCTTGTTTTTACAGTAGAAGGTGATTCTCCTGCCGATTATCAGGCAAAGAAAACAGCTTTTTATGAAGAACTTTACAAAGGTAAAATTGATATTCAGATTCCTGAGAACAGTAGTGATATTTATCATTTGCTATATTTAGGAAAGAGCGTTTCTTATGCCCAAAGCTTAGACCGGACATTTGGGAAAATATCAGCCAAATTCTGTGAGTATAATCCATCTAACCGTGTTGTAGGCTAGAAATTTACGACATTAAATTCATTGTCGTGTATGGAAGCTCTAATTTTTAGGGCTTCTTTTTTTTATGTCCGACCTTTGTTTACATGATAGATATTAAGGACATACAAGGCAATACCCGCTTTTCAACTGGTATCAATCCCGGTGCAAAAGGCAAGTTCTCTTTAATGAAAGAGGACTATGTCGTACTACCTTTTAATACTCTGTCCCCAGTCGATTTCCAAGTAGGTGATTACGTTGACCTGCGTGGGGTACTCGATGCCTCCATGGGCGGTAAATTGGCAAAAATCTATCAGATTGTAGATATTCCCTATCCGACCTACAAGAACGGAGGCTACTCCTATGAACTTCGTTTTGACGCTTACTATTTCAAGTGGAAAACAAAGATATTCAAGTACACCCCGGAGTACGGAGGACTGGAAGCGTCCTGGTCCCTTACCGCTTCACTGGATGTCCAGATGGGTGTATTCCTTCGCAATTTGAAAGCTCTTGGTTATAAATATGAGGGAAAAGACTTCGTGTTTTCCATTGACGATAGTGTCGAGAACTCCTCCAAATTGATGACCTATGACAATACCAACCTCATTGATGCTATGTTCAGCATGGCTGATAACTGGGGTTGTGATTGTTGGGTAACGGACCATGTAATCAACTTCGGACGCTGTGAGTTCTCCGATGCTGTTAAGATAGAACTGGATAAGGAAGCCAAGGACATGAGCCGGAGTGATAGCAAGGGTACTTATGCTACAAGAATCTATGCGTTCGGTTCAACAAGAAACATCCCTACCAACTATCGCCCGGTAGACCAGACCGCTGTTGTCAACGGTATCGTCCAGAAGCGCCTTATGCTTCCGGCAGGCACTCCATACGTGGATGCCCACGAGGGCTTGACCGATTTGGAAGCTGTCGAAGCCGTTGTTGTATTTGATGACATCTGCCCCAAAAGAGTAGGTGAAATCACCGGTGTAAGCTTTTATGAGAGCGAGGTAGATAATGAAGATGGTACAAAGACAAAAGCTACCTTCTACCGGTTCAAGGATTCAGGCATCAACTTCTCGAAGGAATACATCCTTGAAGGACAGGAACTCAAAATCAGGTTCGAATCCGGCAAGCTCAACGGCATGGAGTTCGGCGTAGCTTTTAATCCTCTTGGTTTGACCGAAAAGAACGACGACGGCACATGGAATCCTGATGCCCAACTTTGGGAGATTGTACAGAATGAAGACTACGGCCGTTCCTTGCCGGATGAAGTGTTGTTCCCTTCAAAAGGTGACAAGTATGTACTGTCTGGTTGGAATGCCGAGAAGATAACCGAACTTGGGCTGGTGGCTGCTGCCGAAGAGGAACTGCTTGCCACTGCAAAGAAGTACGTGGCAAAGACCTGCATCGACGACGGCACCTATACGGCTACGCTCAACTCCATCTGGGTACACAAAGACCAAATAAATCACAGCTTTGACATAGGACAGCGCATCAACCTTGTCAATCCTGCCTACTTCAAGGACGGGCGCTTGTCCCGTGTCATCGGCTTTGAAATCAACCTCGACAAGCCTTACGATTCCCCGCAGTATACGATTGGCGAAAGCACCGCCTATTCCCGCATTTCCGATATTGAAACGCAAGTCGAAGAGTTGACTTTTAAGGGACAGACCTTCACCGGTTCGGGAGGAAGCAACATCTATGTCATCAAGACCAACGACGCTACGGCCGCAAGCAACTTCAATGTGTTCTCAGCCTTGCGTACCCTGAGAATGTTCCTCCGCAAGGACGCAAGCGACGTAGCGGAAGAAATCATAAACTTTTTGAAGGGATTGCTGATAGGCAAGAACGGCAGCGGTATCACGGTACGCAAGGACGGCACCTCGCAGGCTGTCGTTGACCGTCTATATGTGAAGATAAAGGCCGTCTTTGATGAATTGCAAGTCAAGAGAGCTACCCATGTAGGCGGTGAACAAATAATCACCCATGCCGGTATGAAGTGCATCCGCGTGGAGGAACTGGAAGACGTCTACCGCTGCAGTTTTCTTGCCGAGCAGGACGGTGAGGCGATAGCCAACGAGTTCAGTGTAGGCTCGCTGGCGCAGGCAAAGGAGTGCAACATCGTCGAAGGAACCACTCTTAATGCCTCCAATCGCTACTATTGGCGTGAGGTTGTGGCCGTGGGACGTGACTACATCGATTTGTCCAAGACCATCTGCGATGAGGACAGCGATGTTCCCCAAGCGGGCGATGACATTATAGGATTGGGCCACCGTACAGATGTAGACCTTCAAAGCGCAATCGTGCTATCGTCTACCAACGAGACATCCCCGTCTATAACTTTCTACACCGGCATTGACGACTTCAACCTAACGGGGAAAGATGTAATCTCCTTCGGTGTTGACAAATCCACCGGGCATGCCTACATGAAAGTGTACGGTACTTCCTATATCGGCGCCCGTGATGAGAGCACTTACATCAAGTACACACCGGAAGGTGGCGTAGAAATCAAAGGGCGATTCCTTACGATGGCCGGTGAGGACATCCTGACAATGTTCACTGTCATTGAAGGACTTATCAAGTCTGAAATCTCATCCGTGCGTGATGAAATCAATGCCCTGAACAATTACCTTAACAATGCGTCTTTTGCCGCTGACATGCAGTACTGGACCGGTAGCAGCAACATACGCATCTTCCGAGTTGACGGTCGGCTGCTGTACTTCAACAGTAACTTCTATGCGAACAAGGAATCTTTCGCCGATATAGTAAGCGAACGCGCAAAGAATGTGCTACGCCTTAAGAACAGCTATATCGAGCAGGTCAACTCAGACTTTTACCGCCATCCGGATTTTGAGACCTTCGACGAACTCAAGCGCCCCCGGCAGTTCACTATCTCTTTCAAGTATCTGGTGAAGCGCCCCGGCACTCTTGCCTTCCATTTCAAGAACGAGAACAAAGAAGGTTTTGAGGAATACACCCCGATTTCCTTTTCTAAGGACCTATATCCCAGTACTGAATTCAAACAGATGGAGATAACCGGTAAGTGGAACGGAACCGGTGATTTCCACATGTCTTTTACCGGTGACATGTACTTGTATGCACTTACGCTAACCGATGATGCTCTTGCTGACTTGCGCGAGGAATTCAATATGCGTTTTGAACTTACAGACAAGAAGATTCAGGCGAACCTTGACGAAATCAGAAGCACGGCAGGCAAGCTTGAAGAGTATCACAGTGAATTCCTGCTTACCGCGCGCAACCTTGAAGCGAAGTTCACGGAGGACCTGACGAATACTGAGAGTCGTATAACGCAAGAATACACCTCTGCTATCGACATCTCCGCCCGTGGTCTGAAATCTGAATTCACGTCCGGTCTTGTAGGCCTTGAGACTGGAATCACCGAAGCATATAAGTCTGCTATTGACATATCGGCCCGCGGTCTTCGTGCAGACTTCAGTGCGTCCGTCTCTGACCTGGACGGCAAGCTGTTCGCCCATGCAGGCAGCTTTCATGTGACTGCCGAGAAGATAGAAAGTATGGTGACCGCCACAAACAGCCTGAAGGGTACCGTGGAACAGCACACCTCAGCCATTAGCCAGACGGCCAGCCGTATAGACCAGTTCGTGCAGAAGATAACCTTCGATTCCAAAGGTAACATTACCAATATCGACAAAGCCGGTTTAGTGACGGAAAGCAATATCGCCACCATGTTTGCGGAAAAGGTCGACCCCAACGGTGATATCGTCAGGCGTGCTCAAATCAGCGCGTTCATCACCGAAGGCGAAGCGGGCAGGCTGATATCCAATGCTACAATCGAGGCTGACCGGATAAACTTTACGGGAAAGACCATCATCAACGGCAGTTTCGTGGTCGATACAAACGGGCGTGTGACGATGAACGACATCACGGCAAACAACCTGACTCTAAAGGGCAGCATAACGGGCACGGATGCTACGCTGAACGGCATCACAGCTAATAATCTGACATTAAAAGGCAATATCTCAGGTATTGACGCCATCCTGAACGACATTACTGCTAATAACCTTACGTTGAAGGGCAACATTACCGGGGCGGGGGCTACACTGAATGATATCACCGCGAACAACCTTACCCTGAAAGGTACCATATCCGGTGCCAATGCCACGCTTAACGATATCACAGCCAATAATCTTACGTTGAAAGGAAATATTTCCGGTGCCAACGCCATATTGAACGGCATCACCGTAAACGGAAAGATAAACGCCTCCAGCGGCCGGATAGGTGACTATCTGTATCTGCATGGTAACGGTATATCCACCAACTCGAGAGCGTTCGTGACCGACCTTACAGATAGCACTACGCAATTCGAACTCAGCAAGAGCTACTATCTGCATGCGATAGCGTCGGACGGAGGAGCCAATAGCATCCTGATAAGGCCCTACCAGACTATGGAAGCGGGCACAGTCAAAGGGGTGGTAACCATCTCTGCAACCATTCCGGGGCGCAATAGGGCCATACACGTATCTTCCGGCGAGAGCTATTTCGGTGGTGATGTGATAGTGGGGAAGATGTATGCTCCGTCCTCCGGGACTCTGGAAATTGCCGGGCCGCTGAAGACGCAAGGTGTATACCGGAATACTGACGTGATACTCTCTTCGGTTACAAGGTACAGCATTAAGGCGACCGACCACACACTGCTTTTTTACGGCAACTGTACTATATCCCTTCCGTCCTCTTCTGACGGGCATGAGATATGGATAATGCCGAACGGGAATACCATCAGTTTTCCTTCCGGTACGTTCGCGAACTCTTCCAGGACGAATATCAACGGGCGTGAATGGCATGTGATAAAACGGGTTTTGGGGAATTGGTATCTGTCATGGATGAGTATATAGAATAATTAAAATAGAAAGTATGAAAATCAACTTTAAGAA